GACCATAGTGGACCTAGCTGATATGATCGGTGCCGTTAGCGGCACGGAGTTTGACGAGGAGCCGGTTACACTAGAAGAGTTTGTAGTATCCAAAAGATACCTAGGCCTTCCACCACTATCAAATAATCAGATGCTCATGGTCAGGGCCATGACACAAATATATAAGCAGGATACGCTGGTAAAGCTATATGGCCATAGAGAGGGCATGAAGCGTTGGTATGAAACATGTAATGAGGTTGTTCTCCAATTAGGTAAGGGAAGTGGCAAGGACTACTGCTCAACTATTGCATGTGCCTATATTGTATACTTACTACTCTGTCTAAAGGACCCGGCCGAATATTATGGAAAGCCGCCAGGCGATGCTATTGATATTATTAATATTGCTATTAACGCTAACCAGGCAAAGAATGTATTCTTCAAAGGATTCGTCCAGCGTATTACTAAGTCCCCCTGGTTTGCAGGAAAATACAATCCCAAGAGCGAGGCTATAGAGTTCGACAAAGAAATCACTGTCCACTCAGGTCACTCTGAAAGAGAGGCATGGGAGGGATACAATGTCATTGTCGTAATCCTTGATGAGATCTCTGGATTTGCCCTGGACAGTACTAGTGGTCATACACAGGCAAAGACTGCATCAGAAATCTATCTCATGTATAAGGCCTCTGTCGCTAGCCGGTTTCCAGACTATGGAAAGCTTTTGCTGCTGTCCTTTCCTAGATTCAAGAGTGACTTTATTCAGCAACGATATGATGAAGTCGTAGCAGCTAAGGAGGTAATTCAGCGTAGCGAGCGCATCGTTTTTAATCCTGAATTCCCCCATGACGATCCAACTAATCATGCATATGTTAACTGGGATGAGGACCATATAATATCCTATAGGCAACCCAAGATATTTGCTTTAAAGCGTCCGACCTGGGACGTTAACCCCACAAAGACTTTGGAGAACTTTATCCCTAACTTCCTTGGTGACCATGTAGATTCATTATCGAGATTCGCCTGTATGCCACCGGACTCTATTGATGGATTCTTTAAGGACCGGGCTAAAGTAGAGTTTGCTTTTTCTAACCCGCGCATAGCTATTGATGAGTGGGGAAATTATGCCGACTGGTTCAAGCCGGATAAGAAAAAACAATACTATATCCATGTCGATTTAGCACAAAAAATTGACCGATGCGTAGTCTCCATGTCACATGTGGAACGGTGGGTGGAGGTAAAAATTGGCCGGGACTACAGATCAGTAGAGCCATATGTTGTAACAGACTTCGTAAGATATTGGACCCCCACATCAGATAAGACAGTAGACTTTGCAGAGGTTAGGCAATTTATTGTTGATATCGTAAAGCGAGGATTCGATGTGAGATTGGTCACATTTGATAGATGGAATAGTCTAGAGATGAGCGAGTATCTAGAAACATTCGGCATCCATACGGATACACTATCAGTTGCCAAACAGCACTATCAAGATATGCTATTCGTTATAATGGAGGAGCGTTTAAGTGGACCACAGATTGAACTCATAGTAGAAGAACTACTCGGACTTAGAGTAATCAAGGATAAAATTGATCACCCAAGATCTGGCAGTAAGGACTTGGCAGACTCAGTGTGCGGTTCTATATTCAATGCCATAGCACATACTCCAAAAAATGATAATAAAATAGTTGAGATCCATACCATAGCCACCGGCAGTAGGCCGGACCCGGAAGATAAAGAAGCCGAGCGGGAAAAGATAAAATCATCTGAGCCGATGCCAGAACAACTTCGATTCAGCCTTGACAACATGACTGTGATCTAGTAGAATAGTCACATGGACATACCTAACGAGGTTGTAGCGATAGACCCAGACGACCAGGACATTCGATATAAAGCCTGGATAGATGGAGAGTTTGCTTGTCTGCGCGTAGACTATCCGAACGCCGGTGTTGAGATCAGGTTTAAAGATGCAGAAGATATTAACAGGTTATTTACAGAACTACCTGTCACTATGGATAGGGCTGCTAACTTCTTTTTGGACGTGGGTGAGGTAATATAATGGATGAAAATGAACTACTGGAAGCATATTTAGAGGTGGGCGTGTTGATTGAGGACTTGGATGAAAATGGTGAGATCATGTACTACCTTGGACCAAATGCCAAGACACTAGCTCCTGAATTTTATAACGAAATGTTACAGGAGATCGATGAAAGTCTGAGTAAATTGCAAAGAGAGGGTCTTGTTGAGGCCTCCGGCGTCAATGAAGAAGGGGAAATAGTTTACGGATTGACAGAGTTTGGTGAAGCAGTTGCTGGCAACCGTTTGCTTTTTGGCTCAGAATAGTATAGAATGATTCCAAATAGCAATAAAGGAGGTTACCATGGCAGAGACAGCAGCAGAGCGATTCGCTCGTGATATTACCGCGCAGGACAATGGCGGAACTACCCCTGATCGCAAAAATCGTAGTTGGGATGCAAAGCCTGACGAACGGCGACACAGAGAATATGTCAACCCTGATGGAACATTCCAAGATTAATTAGGAGGCTGGCCCCTTCGGGGGCCAGCTTTAAAAGGAGGCATAAATGGATACGCTAGAAATGGAACCGCAGATAATCGAGCGGGACCTAGTAGCAGCAGACCGATGTGATCGTTGCGGTGCCCAGGCATTTATTGCCGCCTCAAAGGGTGACTATGAATTGCTATTCTGTCTACATGATGGGTTAAAGCACATGGAAGCCTTAACAGCCTCCGGCTTTGATATTTTAGATCAAAGCGATAAGTTACTATATGCCCCGTAACTAGTTTAGCCCGATTAGCCCAACGGCAGGAGGCATGCGCTTTAGGAGCGTAACAGTATCGGTTCAAATCCGATATCGGGTACGCCCCGGTAGTCCAACGCAGAGACATACGGTTTAAGCCCGTACAAGTGTGGGTCCGAGTCCCACTCGGGGCACTATGATATACTTACATAAACATTGGAGATAATATGGTAACCTTTACATATCCGGCCAAAATAGTGGGATGGGTCAATTTTATGATGACATTGATCTTTTGAAGCAGGCAATATCCTATTTAAACACAGTCCATATCCGAATGGCGAGGAGCATCCCTTACATGGATGTATAACAGGGTTCGATTCCCTGATGGGCTACTATATGGTATAATATGTTTATGACAGCAGATAACTCATACGGCCCGCCCATTTTCCATGGATTACCGAAAGCTGAAATGAAAGATCAAGCTCCCATGCCTTGTCCGGATACTGGACCAATTACAGTTATTTACCAGAGCCCAATATTTGGTGATGGTTCCAAGCGTCAGGTAAATCCCCCAGAGATAAAGTAGCCTTCGTAATGTCTATAATCGTATCGGATATCGATGGCACACTATTGCGAAATGGCCTCTATCCGATTCACAAAACTATTGACTATATAAATGAACTGGCAAAAACCAATAAGATCGTTTTGATTACGGCCCGGCCCGAGGCCAGCAGAGAAGCAACAACTAGAGCATTACAGCAGGCCCATGTTGATTATAATGAGTTGCTTATGAATAAGGTCGGCCGGGATCACCAGCAAGGGCTTGACTCTAAGAAACAAAACATTCAGAGTCTATCAGATGTAACTCTAGCCATAGATAATGATGCTGATGTCCGTGCTATCTATGAGTCTCTTGGTATTAAGACAGCATCTCCTGATACAATAGGTAAGGTATGGGAGGAGGTCAATATGGAAAAAAAAGATTATAGCGCCGAGCAGCGTAGAACCATGGCTAGGGCCGGTACCGCTATGAAAGATGGTAGTTTTCCAATCGCCAATGGGGCAGATTTAGAAAATGCCGTCAGATTGTATGGAAATGCTCATGATCCCGCTGCAGCAAAAAGACATATCATTTCTAGGGCGCGGGCCCTAGGAATCGTAGATCAACTTCCAGAATCTTGGAGTGTATCCAAGACCTGGCAAGGTCGCTTTTCCTGGTAGGATGGTATAATAGACATATGATCAATATTATAGTAAGACGATGGCTGTTGCTATTGACGGCCATGGTGACCGTACTAGCCCTTGTGACCATTCCATCAAGTGCCACGACTAGGTGGCAGCCAACCCCAGGAACGGCATGGCAATGGCAAATTACGGGCTCTCCAATTGATACATCATCCAATGCGGTGATGTATGATATTGACCTATATGATGCTCAGCCTGCGGCTAGCTCATATACAGTACCAGGATTTGGTACAGTTAATGTACCCAAGGGTGATAATGCAGGAATTATAGCTAAACTTCACTCCCAGAATAAGATAGTTGT